CAGCATAACCATACCAAGTAGCATAACTAGCATTAGTAGTTACGCGTTCAATGGTTGCATTGGTCTAACCAGCGTTACCATCCCCAACAGCGTAACTAGCATTGGTACTAAAACATTTCAAAATTGCTTCAGCCTAACCAGCTTCACATTTGCCCCAACCTCAAGCGTAACAAGTATTGGAGAATATGCGTTCAAGGGTTGTTCTAATCTAACCAGCATAACAATTCCAAGTAGCCTAACAAGTATTGGTAATTATGCGTTTGGTGGTTTTGGCCTAACCAGCATAACAATTCCCAATACTGTGACAAGCATTGGTACTTATGCGTTCTTTAATTGCACCAGCCTAGCCACAGTTCTTTGCTATGTTGAACAATCAGCTTTTGTTGGTAGTGACGCATTTGCAAGCACCGCCTCGCCATTAACTATCCGAGCAAGAAGCACCGATGCCTCTTGGACGGCTGGAACTGGATTAAGTTTTCAAGGAAACGCAAATGTCACAGTAATAAAGAACTTGTAGAAATCTTCGCCTTACTTCAAAATCCTTGTATGTCTAAAACTATTCACTTCGTCTCTGGCCTTCCAAGAGCAGGGTCAACCCTACTAATGAACCTTCTTGCACAAAACGAGAAAGTTCATTCAACGGCCACCAGCGGATTGCACGAAATCGGATACATAGCTCGACAATTTCATAGCACCGAAGAATTTAAGACTATCCCGAACCCAAGAGATGGCGAGACTTTATTCTATGACTATGTAAAGGGTGGATGCGAGAACGCCTTTAATAGACTAACCGACCGCCCTATCGTAGCCGACAAATGCCGTTCTTGGGTTGGGCATTTAGATATGCTCTTTGCAATCTGGCCCAATGCCAAAGTGCTAGTGCCAGTTCGTGATATGCGTGGCATCCTTTCTTCTTTTGAAAAGAAATGGCAAAAGAATCCGTTTCCATTTACAAGCATTGAAAAGCAAACACCGCAGAACTGGACAACGATAGAGAAAAGAGCGCAGGGCTGGCTCAATATGCCCCCGCTCGGCATCGCCGTGGAAAGATTGTCGGACGCAGTAAAGAGGCATAAGGATAAACTTCACTTTGTTCATTTTGAATCTTTGACTCAAGAACCAGCAGAAACCATGGAAGCTATTTGGAAGTATTTAGAGCTAGAATCTCCTAGCCACGACTTTGATAATGTAGAACAATACACCACAGAACACGAACTCGGCTGGCCTTACGGCGATCACACTATCCGCAATAAGGTTGAGCCATTAGAAAAAGATTGGGACGATGTATTGGGCAAGGAGTTTTCTCGGCAAATTGCGGAGTCTTTTAGGTGGATCAAGGAACTATAATGCCCCTCCTCCTCCTCACCCTCTTGCTCTGTTCCTGTTCGCCACGCAAGCTTGACAATAACCCGCTTCCTGTATATTCGGATATGGGGGCAGCATCTGACTTGGGGGCAACCAAGCCATGAGTGAAGAGCAAGTCTGGGGCATGGAAATCCGCCTTGCCAGAATGGAAGAGCGTCAGCTTCAGCTTTACGCTATGGTCGAAAGGTCACTTGCTTTCCACGGGGATGTTGCTAATAGGTTAGGTGCGCTGGAAACCTTAAAGACGAAGGTTCTGGCTGTAGCTGGAGTCGTTGGGCTGGCCTGCTCAATGGCTTGGGATGTCCTCAAAAACCGCTTCGCCAACTAGGAGATTAAATGCCCACACTTGGAACACAGAACATTTCTACCAGTTACGTCCAGCTAATTAAGACTAGCGGCACTACTGGCATTGACGGCACGATCCAGACCATCACCGATGGCAACAATGTATCCTCCGCGCTTCAGCTATCCACAGGAGGCGTGAGCAGCACAGGCTCTCTTTCGGTTACTGGCGCAGCCACCTTTAGCTCCAGCATTTCTGCCACTACTGGCACGGCTACGATTGGCACTGAATCCGTCAACACCTCCACGATTGGCACGCTTGCAGTAACGAACACAGCAACAGTTGGCACGCTGAAGGTTGGCGCATCTGGTCCAAGACTTACTGCTGTTAGCTACGGAACAGCAGCGTTTACACTTTCCACTGTTCAGCCACATAACCTTGCGGATACAACCACAGGAACATTTGCCCTAACAGGCGCGGCTCTTGGTGACATAGTTATTGGATCAATTGATTCGCTTGGATCTACAACTGGAACAGTACAGATTATTACTAGCTTCTTCCCAATTGCATCAAACGTAATAAGATACGTTGTGAACAGCAAGGGATCAACCGCAGGCACTGTTCCAGCAGGAACAATCTTCGCAACCGCAATGAGGTTTACGGCTTAATTTATGGCAACAATTCTAAATAGAACCCAAACATTTGCCACTAACGGCATTGTTACTGCGGCTGGCCTGCATAACCTTATTGATGATACATCAATTTACGCTGGCTTAATTACGACCCAGACCGAATTAACAACAGTAGGAACTGCCGACCAGATTCTAATTGCTGTTGGCGGAGTTTCTGATACAGGTGCGCCAAGGCGTGCAACAGTTCAGAACTTGTTTGAAGATACGCTTACTGCTGGAACTTTTGTAAACCTAAGCCTTTCTGGTGCGCTCACCTACGGCACTGCTACTGGCAATCGCACAGTTAGCACCAGCGCGACCATTACTACTGGAACGATTCCTAACCTAACCTCAAGCACTGCCAATATCACGCTTGGAACTATCCCGACCCTAACCGCAGGCACTACAACTGGCACAGCAGGCATCTTCACGTCTGGAACAGTTGCCACGCTTAACAGCACAACTGGAACTATCGCTAACCTATCCACCACTCTCGCAGGCGACTTTACAATTAGCCAGGGAACTGGAACACTCGGAACAACAGCAGTTACGGCTGGTTCTTATGGAAGCGTCTCTGCAATCCCATTCATAACTGTTGATGCCAAAGGCAGGGTTACTGCCGCGACAACTGGAACATTCTCGTCAACTCCTGCTGACGGGTCAATTACTCCTGCTAAATTATCCCAACCATTTACCTCCTCTACTGCTGTTGCATCCACCAGCGGAACAGCTATTGATTTTACTGGTATTCCTAGTTGGGTGAAAAGAATTACTGTGATGTTTAATGGGGTATCCACTAATGGGGTCAGCAAAAAACAACTCCAAATTGGAAGCTCAACATTTACGATATCTGGCTATAAAAGTTCGGCAACTTATACAGCAACCGCTAATGTTACTGTTGGCGGAATTTCAACAACAGGATTTTTAATATCTAATGGAAATGGTGAGGCCGACAAACTTACTGGACATATGATTTTAACAAACATTTCTGGAAATACATGGGTTTCCAGCAGTGTTGGTTCATTTGATTCAGACACTACAACATGGGCTGGGGGTGGAAATGTCTCCTTGTCTGCAACTCTTGATCGACTCCGCATCACCACAGTCAACGGAACAGACACATTTGACGAAGGCTCAGTCAACATCATGTACGAAGGATAATTTATGATAGCAAGAATTGAATCAAACTGCATAACTGGCGAAGTAAAATACTTTGACGAAAACGAAGTTGAGATTGATCCTAGCACAATTTCAACAGGCTCAAGCGAAAGCTAAATGACCCTAACTGAAATCGCCCAGTATGCGGGTGAGAAGATTGGCAAGACCGATGCCGATACGCTTACCTTCTTGCAGAAGGCCGCAAGCTTGGCCTATCGGCGCGTATGGGACTTTGCGCCTTGGCGTGAGACTGTCACCAACTCGACCTATTCAGTTGGAACAAACAGGCAGATCACGCTAGGAACTAATGTCGAGACACCCCTATCGGTGGCCTACAATGATGCAGAGGTTGACCCGATTGACCTAGCAACGATTGTAAGCCAAGACCCAGGCTTGCTTGACGATGCTCGTACTGGAGATCCAGATACCTACCATTTTACAGGCCGAAACAGCAGTGGCGTTGCACAGTTAAACCTTTACCCAAGGCTTAAAACATCTGGCACAATCCCATTGCGTGTTGTGGAAAAGCTGAAGTGTCTTACTAGGACAAATTACATCGTTGACTTTCCTCCGTCTGACTCGGCCTTGAATGACGAGCTTCGTTTGCCCCACGTTCATCACTTGGTTCTTGCCTTAACGCATTCTGATGCCCTAGAGCGTGAACGGCAGTATGCCAAGGCTCAAGCCATCACGCAGACCGCTAATGCTGATCTGGCTTTAATGGCTAACTACGAGTTGAGCCAAGTCGGGGGCATTAAGCAGATCACACCGCAAAGTTTAGGCGAGCTAACCATAGAAGAAATGTTCTCAGCTTAAAGGGAGGCAGTCATGCCTTACTACGACAATAACCTAGACGATCTCTTGGCGTTTGACGGCATTAGGAGCTTTTTGGGTGGGCAAGCTAGTGGCCTACAATCTGACTTACTAGCCGAGAATCAAGTACAGCAGTTACAAAACATGACCCTTTCCCCAAAGGGCAATCTTGAAACTCGCGTTGGTACAACAAACTTTTGCACTACTGCCACCAGCGCGGTTGGTTCTGTGGGCGGGATGCGCTACTACGAGACTTCTACCAACGAGCAGTTGCTGACTGTAACCAACGGAAGATTCTTTAGTATTGATACAAATGGGTCTTCTACCCAGCATCCAATTGATGCTACTTGGAGCCAATCAACAAGCGCATGGAACTCTTACGCACAGCAATGGTCTAGTGGTTATTCAATCAACAGCGCAACCGAAGTTTCGATGGCTCAGTTCAACGACAAGATGTACCTAGCCGATGCTGACGGAGACTTTCATTATTGGGATGGCAGCATTATTACAAGGCAAGGTGGCAAGGTTCGTGCTGTAACAGTTACTACTGCTGGAAGCGGATATACCAGCGCAACGGCAATTGCTACTGGACCCAATTTGGGCGGGACAGTGCCAACCTTTATTACAACAGTTGCTGGTGGCGCAGTAACAGGCGTGACTGTTGTTGATGGTGGTTCTGGTTATTTGGCAGCACCTACAATCACAATCGTTGGCAATGGGTCAGGCGCGACTGCCACAGCTACGGTCAGCCCACCGCCACAAGGCTTGAGGCTCTTGATTAACACGGAGAATAGGCTGTTCGCTGTTGGTTCTGGGGCTAACCGAAACACGCTTTATGCCTCGGACATATTAGATCCTTCAATATGGGATGCGACCAACAGCATTGTTGTCAATGGCGATGATGGTGACGAGATAACCGCAATCGTGCCGTACTACAAGAATAGGATCATCGTATTCAAGAAGCGCAGGGTATTCCAGGTGGATGTGCCAAGTGATGCAACCACAGCAGCAGATTGGATTGTGTCCATCATATCCAATAATACAGGGTGTGTTGCTACTGGTACTGCGGTTCAAGTGAGTAGCGATATATTGTTCTTGTCCGACAATGGTATTAGGTCGCTGGTGCGGTCAGTAGCAGATGATTTTAGCTCAGTTGGAATACCTATTTCCGAGATAGTGAAAGACGTTATCCAAAGCATCAACACGCAGGCTATCGCAGTATCTACCGCCATGTATTACGACAATAGATACTTTCTGGCCATCCCAACTGAAGCCAATGATACCAACGATACCTTGCTAGTGTACAACACCGCGCTAGGAGCGTTTGAGGGGACTTGGACTCCCAAGGTAATGCAGTTTGCTTTGACCAACTTTAACGCCGAAGGCTCAAGGTTGATGTTGAAAAATACAACAGGACTTATTAGCAAGTATGCTGGGTATAAAACTCCCGCTGGGACTACTTCATCTGATTACGTTGATTCTGGAACAGCTTATGAATCATTTGTAAGAACCAAGGATTTTAACTTTGGAGATCCTTTCTCCCTAAAATATGGCAGCCACTTTGAGATTGTATTTGATAACTCATTCTCAAGCGATGCAAACGTATTTATTCAGCGTGACGTTGACGTTGGGGATGTCAGCGTTGCCCCAAACATAAACATTGCAAGTTCAACTCTAACTTTGCCATTCACCCTGCCAGCCGTCCTGCCTTCCTCGGTCAAGAAAAAGCTCGCCAGCGACCTTCGCAAGTACGAGAAGTGGCGTTTAATCAATATCAAGATTTCCAGTTCAGCAAACAAGATGGCTATCCGCCAGATCATGGCAGCGGCTAACCCCGACACAATCGAGATACAGAAGACCCTATGACCGCGCTAAAGTATATAGAGGAGAGTGGCGTGCCTGAGTCGATGTGGCCTAACCTAGCTGAGTGGTTTGGCTGGTTTGAGAGGCAGGGGATGGTAGGCGTAGTCGAAGATAAGGATGGGATTGCTGGGGTGGCTCTGGCTAGGTGCATCAAGGACGGCCAAAAGGCTGACCATTATGTGCATAGCGAAGATGGCGAGAATGTCTTTGTTGACTTGACGATCTCCTCAAAGGGTGGTAAATCTTTACGTTGCTTGCTGTTGCTCCTTTGGGAGCGTTTTGGTCCTCGCAAGCGGATCACCTTTAATCGTTCTGGAAAACCAAGGAGTTACGACTATATGACATTTATGCGAAAGGCTAGGGTTTAACACCGTGGGTGGATCACCTTCTATTCCCGCACCGCCCCCTCCGCCCGATCCAGCAGCGGTAGCTCAGGCCAATGCAGAGGCGTACAAGAAGAATATTGAGACCTATATTGAAAAAGCACCAGAGATGGCACAGCTTGAGAATAAGCTTCGCATCCAATATCTACCTCAACAGCGTGGATTAGAACGCCAGCTATCAGCCTTAGACCAGCAGGCAGGCGTGCAGGCTGGGATGCAATTAGAGCGGCAGTACGGACCGCAACGCACCCTAGAATCGCTCCGCAGGCAGTATGAGACTAGCCCGCAGGCGTATGCCTTAAATCGAGGATTAGGCGATCAGATGACTAGGCAGTTCGAGCGTCTTTATGGCACATCACCCTACGGCTCAGTTGAGCAGAACGTAGCGTTCAACCGCCAACCAGGACCAGTTGATTTCTATGGCACGATTGGCACGAACATTGGTAGTCCAGAGTTAAAGGCTTAATATGGCACTTATTTTTCCTGGGGAACTTCCAGATGATCGTTATCCGATAAGATACAAGGTTAATGATGATGGGACAATTTCTACTCTGCAATCTCCAGCAATAGGCGACAGAAATCAAAAGAGAGTAAACATAGATAACTATAACAACCAATCTGGTGGTTTTCCTTTTACAAATATAGCCGATGCTCAGAATGAGGTTGCAAGAAAACAACGGGTCGACATAAAAAACCTACAAGACACCTACGAAAAGCGGTTGGCCGATGTGACAAGCCAAGAAAATGCTCGCAATTCTCTTGCCGCTCAAATCCAAGCATTAACTGCTGGAGGTATGGGAATGCAAAATCCTAATGCTGGTCCAGCGTTTAACCAAGCCTTATCACAACTTTCCGCTGGGCGTAACTACGGATCGTCCGATCTTGGCTCAATGCTAAACTTCCAAGTCTCAGACGATCAAATTGTTCAGGATTACAACAACTCAAAGCTGTCCCGCCTAAACAGCGTGATTGAGCGTGGCAACACGCAGATTGCTGGCATCAATGAACGGCTTACTGCGGCCAACAAATTTCTTGCCGAACTTCCCGCTGGCGATGCTAGGCGCACATCTTCAGAAGTATTCATCAAGCAACTTGGTGATGACTTGAAGAGCGTAACCAGCGCAGTCACAGGCGCGCAGGATATGCAGAAGAATTTTAAGCCTATCACGATGGATAGCCCCGAAGGGTTAAAAGAGATCACCTCGTTTAGATCATTTGTCCAGCTACCCGAAGAGCGTGCTTCGCAACAGCTTTTCCAGATTGATCCAGATTCTTACCGCACTGCGGTTGGCTTGGGTCAGCAGTATCGCCAGATGGCTACTGAGCCAATTGGTGCAACAACCACGCCAGAGACTGAGCAGATTCGTCAGACCATCGAAGACGAGGCTCTTAATCAATTACGCCTTGGTTCGACCATCGGTGCAGAAGAACGGCGTGGATACGAGCAATCTATCCGAGCCGCACAGACTGCCCGTGGAAACATCTTTGGCCTTGGACCAGCAGTGCAAGAAGCCTCACAGATCGGTGCTGCTGGCGAAGCCCGAAAGTTGGCACGCTACGGAGCAGCGCAGAGTTTCCTTGGTTCTGGTCAGTCAACTGGTGACGCACTCAAAGCTGATATAGCGTTCCGTGACGCATTGCGTCAAAACAGGCTTGGTGCAGCTTCCAACTTTGTTGCTGGCGGACCTTCCATCTACAATCTTGCTGGCGCACGCACGGGGCAACAGCAAAGCGCGATGCAGCAGTATATCCAAGCCAATCAGGCTTTGCCTGGTGGGTTTAATCAACAGCCTTCAACGGCGGCTAACTTCTATCAAGCGGTTGACCAGTCTGTTCCAGTTGCGTTGACAAATACATTCGCAAACCTTTATGGCTCTCAAGCTAATTACTTGTCTAGCACTTACGGTGCGCAGGTTGGCGCGATTTCCAGACAGCCAAGTGGAGCTGAACAATTTGGTCAGATTGCTACTGGCCTTGGCAACTTAATCAAGATATAAGGAGATTTATGGCAGTATTAGATGTACCAGAATTGATGAATATGTTTCGCCAAGATGAACTTCAGAAGCAAGCCGTAGCCGAAGCGCAGAGAAAGCAAGCCCTCGAAGAGCGCGCAATGGCACTCAAGGAACAGCCAGACGTTGACTTTACATTTGAGAAGGGTGGACTGAAGGTTAAAGGAAAGTTAAAGGATCTTCCTACTTTGAGCCAAGACCCAGCGTTTGCGCCTTACCTTGCTGGGATTGGCAGCACGATTAGCAACGAGCAGAGCCTTCAGAATGAAGACATTGAAACACAGCGTGCTGAATTAAATGACAGGCTAAAAGACCTGCAGAAGAAGCGTGTAAAACAAGAGATTGAAATTGCGAAGGGCGATAGGCGTACATTTGCTATGGAAGCTGGACTTGGATTGATTGGTGCAAAACCACGCGCTGATGTCCTGAAAGACATCGAGGCTGAAGCTGGTGTTTATAAAAACAAGCTGGCCGAACTTGGTTTTAACCGACAAGCAGGCCAGATGGAAACAAATGTTCCAGATTATCAGTCTTCAACAATGCCTTTGCAAGCACCTACAAAAGTTGCGCCAGAGACTCCAGCGCAAGCACCAGCGCAACAAGAAGCACCGAAGAATTTTAATAGTCTCCAAGAAGCAAAGGCAGCAGGCGTGAAGCCTGGACAACTTATTTATATCAACGGGAAACCAGGTAGACTGCAAGCGAGGCAGTAAGCAATGGCTATAGGGCCAGAGCTTGAGTTCGTTCCAGAGCAGGAACAAGATTTAGAGTTTGCTCCACTTTCCCAAGAAGATGCTGGCAATTTAACCAAGGCTGATTATTTGGCATCTGGTGGTGCGCCAGAGGATGTTATCTCTCCAGAGCGTGAAGCTGTATTACAGCAAGAAACGCAACGCCAACTACAAGCTGGCGCAACGCCACAACAAGCATCCATTGAGGCTGGGAAGGCTGTGGATGCGATGGGTACGATCCGCAGGCCAGATGGCACGATAGCCGAAGGATACAAGCCAACAGCGCAGGCGTTGGCTGAAGGCATTATCGAAGCGCCAGCAATTCCAGCAGTCAAAGAAGCGCAGAGGCTTGGCATTGAAACAGTATCGTCTGGAACAGATAAGAATACAGGCGTTGGCTTTGCAATTGGCAGAAACAAGGACGGCAAAGTGGTACGCTTCGAGGCTGACAAGGATGGCAATGTTGACTCCTTTGAACTTGAGCCAGAAGAACCCAGCAGGCTTGGTGCAATTGCACGCACTGTTGCAAGCCAAATATTACCCGCAACTACTGGTGCTGTGGCTGCCGAAACCGCTGCCGCACTTACACCTGGCGGGATACTTCCCAAGCTTGCTACTGGCGCGATTGCTGGTATCGGAGGATTTATAGCAGGCCAGAAGGGTCAAGAGGCTGCTGGCAAGGCGTTGCTAGGTCCAGAGCGTATGGCTCGCATTAGCGAAGTGTTACAGCGCGATGTTGAGAAGTATCCAATAACCACAACGGCTGCATCTATTCTAACGCCTACTGGCGGTGGGTTGGTTGGATTGGCTAAAGGAGTTCGCGGTGCATTAACTCGCCCAGCCACTCAAGCTGCTGAAGCTGTTGCGCCTGCTGTTGCTCCAGCGGTTGAGGGTGCTTTGCCGAAGGCAGTTGAGGCTGTTGCGCCGAAGGCGGAACAAGCAGTAGCAAAGGCAGGCGTTCCTCCAGTTGAATTGCCAATTGAATTGCCAGCACTCCCTAAGGGCGTTGGATATAGGCAGGCAGGCGTAAAGATGGTAAAAGATCCATTCCTTGATAGAGGAGTGCGTGAACAGCTTGCAAAGAGTGAGGATATAAAGTACGCAAAGTTTGGTCAGAAGGCATTGCAAGATGCCCTAGCAAACGAGTCCGATGATGTTGTAAGAGGAATTTTTGAAAGCGGAACTGCTCCTCAAAAAGTAGTTGCCAATGCCGAGTTAATTAACCGAGCATCAAAACAGAATGATGTTAAGTCATTGATTGATCTTGCAAAGACCAGAATAAAACTACCTACAGAAGCCGCTCAAACTGTTGCAGCAATGAGGACTCTTCCGTCGGCAACCCAAAATGGATACCTTGCCACACTAAGCGTTTTTCTTGATAAGAATGGAAGAACCCTTACTCAGCCTCTTCTTATAGAAGCCAGAAATCTTTTTAAGCTTCAAGCTAGAACCAGGTCAACCTATGAAACTCTTGCGGAAAAAGCAAGAAACACGCTGGATGATGTGGACATACAGAAAGCAATTCAAGCCGAGAAAAGATTTGTTGAAAGTGCATTTAGATTCCAGAACTTTGAGTCAAGACTTGTCCCTAAAAAGTTTTTTGCCGAGACATTGCCAACCGTAATACAAGGAAATCTTCTTGCGCCTCTTTCTTTGGTCACGAATCTTTGGAGTAATGCGGTAAGTTCATTGCCTAGAGCGATGGGAAGACAGGGTGCATTTATAAGCCAAGAGGTGGCAAGAGCGTTCAAGAAATCAGTTGGAATGCCAGTTTCGGAAAGAACTGTATCCTCACCAATATCTTTGGCTGGAGCAAGAAGAGTTGGAGAAACGGTTAAGGCATTTGTTCGAGGAGGCGGAGAGGGATTGGCTGGGCTAAAAAGAGGTATCAGTGCTGAAGGATTATTGTCTGGAGAGAAAATAAGGGGATTTCAGCCAGCCCAAGCGTTTAGACAATTCTGGACTGGATCTGGATTGGCTCAACCAGTTCTTAACGGATGGAAAGGATTGGGGCAGGCTGGGCTTGATAGGGCTAGATTAGCCGCTGAAACGGTGCTTGGTGTACCTCCAGAAACAATGTTGCGCCTGCTTCAACTTGGAGATACCCCATTTAGAAGAATGGCTCAAGCAAGACTTTTAGCTGAATCCGCACAACTCCAAAGAGTGTCGAAGATTTCATCGCTTAATAATGAGCTTTCAAAATTGCTATCAAAACCCAAAACAACCGCAATTGAATCTGCGAAAATACAAGACATTAGAAATCAAATTGAGTCGATTGGGAAAAGAGAACTTGGAAAAGAAATTTCAGTAGCAACAAGACTGCCATCCAAAGAAGAATTAGGAAAAATAGAGCAAGAGGCAGCAGAGGCCGTGTTCCAACAGGACACGCCACTATCAAGAGCAGCGTTGAGCGTATCAAATATGTTTGGTCTTGGGAATAGGGTTGGATTGGCGAGGACTATTGGAAAGACAATTATCCCATACGCAAAGACACCAGCAAACGTGATTGATGAAATGCTTGATTATTCACTTCCTGGTTATGCGCTCGTTACAAAGGGAATACCAGCAATGCAGTCCAAGGACGCTAGGGGCGTACACATGGCAATAGGGAAAACATTGACAAGCCTAACCATAGGAGCAGTTGCAAAAACATTGTCGGACGCTGGAGTGATTGGCGGGTCGGCAGAGGATTCCGAGAAGACTAGGGACATACAATACAAAACACTTCCTCCCCGAACAATAAACCTTAGCGCGCTCGAAAGATTTGCGGAAGGTGATTCCACGGACCTCCAGCCTGGTGATCGTGTTATGAATCTTGAGAAAATGGGGATTGTTGGCGGAATGCTTGCAACTTGGAATGAGGCAAGCAAGGCAACAGATAAGGGTGAATTTATAAGTCCAGAATTTTTAACTGCACTTGTCCCAGAAACCCTGTCATTTGCCATGAACCAAAGCTTTCTGAAGGGAACAAACAGCCTTCTTTCGGCTATGCTGGACGGCAAGAGGGACAGGATGGACAAGTGGATTGCCAATTACTTTGGAACAGTATCTTCAATAGTTTTCCCCAATACGCTTGGTGCTGTCTCAAGGGCTATGAGCGATTCATTGCCAGAGAAAATAAAGATTAAAGATATTGAAGGTGAAGATGTGACTGAAAGAACACTAAATTTATTCGGCGAAGTCCTCAAGAGAAAGCTTCCTGGCTATGCGGAGGATCTGCCCAAAAAGATTGATATATGGGGAAGGGAGATACCACAGACACCAGAAGGTGCTGATCCAGTAATGTACAACTTCTTTGATTTCACCAAGTCAAGGGAAGCAACATACGACAAAACCACCTTGGCAATTTACAAGCTATTCAAGGAGACTGAGAATGGAGATGTGATACCACCGAAGCCCTTAGAGCAATTTATGATTGGCAACGAAAAGTATAGGCTATCTCCAGAGTTGTACGAAAAATACTCAAAGATAAGAGGCCGAGCCAACCGCGCTGCTGCTGAAGCATTGCTTGGCGATAATGGCTTCAAGAAGCTTGGAAGCGAGGATAAGGCTAGGGCATTAAAGAGCGCGTATTCTCAAGTTGGTAGTGACGCAAGAAAAGAGTTTTTGATTCGCAATGAATCGACAATTAAGCAGGGTCAAAAACAATGAAGTTTGCAATGAACCCATCCAAGGATGTTGAGCTTCGCAAGGATATGGTGGCAAGAGAACTTACTGGAACTGGATACGAGCCAGTGCCAGAAGAGATAAGAAGGATTGCCCCAATTGAGAAGGCCAGAGAATACGCCAAGCAAGCACCACAAGCATCACAAGCTGTGCCAGAACAACCAGCATTTGATTTTGTAGAGGAACCACAAGCTATGCAAACAAAACCAGAACAAGATGTGCTACAAACAGCAGCATTAAAGACGATTGATTTTGAGGCAAGGAAGGACAAGCAGGGCAACGTGCAGGTCTACAAATTGCCAGCGGGAGATATGGGTGGTAATTTTGAGGTTGCTGGTATTAACGACAAGTATCATCCAGATGCCTTCAAAAGAATCTCATCGCTCCCAGCGCAAGAAAGAGCGCAGGCTGCGGCGCAGTACGTCAAAGAGTACACCAGCCCATTCGTCTCTAAGCTCCCCCAAGCAGTCCAACCATTCGCACAGGATCTCGCGTTTAATCGCGGGATGGGCGGTGCAACGAAGTACATCCAGCAAGGATTGAACACACTTGGCCAGAAGGTGGCGGTAGATGGAGGGTTAGGTCCAAAGACATTGCAGGCCATCAACCAGGTTGAGCCAAAGGCGTTAATGCGTGCAGCCAGCCAAGCCCAGCTTGAGGACGAATACCGAATGGCTCAACGCAACCCAGCCAGAAAGAAGTTTATCGGTGGATTAGAAAGCAGAATACGGAATAGGCTCGCATTATTTGGAGCTTAATCATTATCCTCTTCTTGAGATCCAACCCAAACAGCATCTCCATTCATATAGGCCGAACCAGCCTTAATCGTTGCGGAAGTTCCATAAAAGAAATTCCTAGACTTCGATATGAATGTCGCATCTTTCCCAACAACACTACTTCCAGACTTATAATAGAAACCCTCAGTAGAAATTATTGACCTACCAGATGACGATGAATAAGCCATTCCACCATTCTCTGATATTACGCAGCCTCGGCCACATGAGAATCCGTTGCGCTTTAGCACTGCTCCCACAAAGTCGGCAGCGTCACCATCATCATCTTCCGCCATTCCCGATGCCATCAGCATCGCCATCAGTGTTATAGTTGTTATTGCTTTCATGGTGAAAAGTCTCTAGCACAAACCGAAGTCCGTCAAGCATGAAATTAACATCACGCCAAGTGGGGGCAGTAGGGGTTGCTCGCGTTACTGGCGCGTTGCTGCGGTGCGGGTACTCGGTGTTGCTACCTTACGAGGATTTTTCTGGCTATGATGTAGTGGCTGAGAAGAATAATAAGTTCTTCCGCATCCAAGTTAAGACCGCGCAAACTGTAGAGGCAGGACGCACCAAGTATCGCTTCAGCACCAGCAGCGGGAATGGATTTAATATCCCCAAGCGCGCTATCAGTGGCGTGGATTACGTTGCCTGCTGGGGCATGAACGATGACCTATTCTGGCTGTTGCCAATCTCTAAGTGCAAAAGCATAACAACTAAGCTTTGCCCATCGACAGGGCAGAGTTGGCGGGTATTCCAGAACCTATGAACGACAAAGAAGCGTGGGATCAGTTTGAGGATGGATTGCAGGATGCAAAGTCCTACGATGAGGCTGTGGCGTGGATTAAGGCAAACCAAGAGATTGTTGAGAAGCTGACCATAAGAGCAATGATTAACAAATTTAATAGGGACATTAGCCACGCTAATAAGACTTGGCGTAATTAAATATACGCTCGACCTTGCGGTGGGTGGTTGGCTAGACACAACCTATGGGCAAGATCAACAGCAGGGCTAAGGGCGCAGCGGGTGAGCGAGAGTTAGCAAACTACTTGCGGGAACAGGGCTGGCAGAAGGCTAGGCGCACGGTTCAATATGCAGGCAATCCAGAAGGCGGTAGCGGTGACGTAGTCTGCGAGAACTTTCCTTTCCACATCGAAGGCAAACGATGCCAAGCACTCAAACCCGAAGAGTGGATGGAACAATCAAGGCGGGATTGTCCAGCGGGTAAAATCCCAGCGGTATTCTTTAGGCGCAACGGACGCAAGGAGTGGCTTGTTATTTTAAGGGCAGATGATGTTTGCGAATTAGCTCGACAAATTGCGCCAGCCAATGTCAAGATCGAGTATGCCAAGACCGCAACCATCGCGCAGGGCTTCTATGTTAAGTCACCAGCTTTTGACGAACTTACCCCAACAACAACAAACCCAAACAAATAAATAAAGGAGAAATAACATGGGACTAACCATAAGTGAATCGCAGAAAATGGAACGCAAACTACCAGAAGCGGGAGCTACTGTAGGCGTTCTCTATAGCCTAGTTGATCTAGGCCATCAGAAAACCAATTGGGACAACCAAGAGAAGTGGACACCTAAAGTTCGCTTGACCTTTGAGTTGCCCGATCAGACTGATGAGTTCGAGGTGGAGGAGAAGGGCAAAGTAACTAAGGTGGAAAAGCCTATGGTCGTTTCCATCGAGCATACCCGCAGTCTTGGAGAGAAAGCCAGCTTGCGGAAACTGCTTGAGCAGTGGAGAGGTCAGACCTTTACATCCAAGGAACTCCAAGCATTCAGCTTGAAGAACCTTCTTGGCAAGCCAGCTATGCTCACGCTGATCCACAAGACCAGCCAGCAGGGTAGGCAGTATTGCGCAATCGCAGGTGCATCCAAACTACCCAAGGGTATGAAAGCACCAGCTACCACCATCAACGATACTATTTATTATGAGATCGAAGAGGGTGAAGGCGGTCAGTTCCCAGATATGCCCGATTGGTTGCAGGAAAAGATTCGTGCTTCCAAAGAGTTTGCTACCGCTGCGGGCAAGTCTACGGCCATCAAGGCCGAGGTTGACGCAGACGGCAACGCAATGCCGTTCTAATTGTAATGGCTCTTACAATCACATCTAAAGAGCCTACCAATTCCCGTCTGGTCGCTACTGACCAGGCGGGACACTGGTACACAGCCGAGGGTGAATCCGCCCACGTTGTGATTGGCAAGAACGGAAAAGAAAGAAACACAACCGTAG